TAATTTGCATAATATTATTTTTGCCTCTCCCTCAAAATCTCAAATTAAAGTCTTGCAATCAATTGGAAGAGGACTTAGACAATCGGATGATTCTAGGACTACGAAGCTCTTTGACTTGGCGGACGACCTGCATTGGAAAGGACGTAAGAACTACACGTTGATGCATAGCGCAGAACGAATTAAGATATATTCACGAGAATCTTTTAACTATAAAATATATGAGATAGAGTTTAAAACATGACAGAAGAAGAAATAATACATTTAAAGCTATCAAGCGGAGAAGAAGTCTTATGTGAAATAATTCAATGGGATGACGATCATAATGCTACTATACTTGTTAAAAATGCATTTGAAATAGTGTTCTTACAATCACCAACAGGTGCAATGAGGTTATGTACTCTTCGGCCTTTTATGGTTGGACAAGTAGAGGAAGGATATAACATAGCATTGAATGGTGATATGATAACAGCACAAGCAAGTCCGACGAGAGAAATATTAGATAACTATCGTGAAACATTAGAAGAATATTTTAAATTTAATTCTGATGAACCAACAGATGCAGAATTAGATAAAATAGAGAAAGAGGAAATTGCCGAGAACATTTTACCCTTTCCTAAAGTAGATAAAAGTAAACTACACTAGGGTATACCACCCACCTCAAAAAACCTCTTTTTATTATACACCAGTTTTCAGGGTTTGTACACCCCTAAAACGCATTTTTTTTATCTTTTTTTTAAAAAAATAATTGTACATCGCCGTAATAATATAGTATAATATATGTGAAAGGACAACTTATGGCAAGAACTAAACGTCAAAGTATTCACTATGTAAATAACGCAGACTTTTCAACTGCGGTTGTAGAATACGTTAAAGAAGTTAGAATAGCTAAAGCAAATGAAGAGAAGCTTCCTATTGTAACAAATTACATAGCATCATGCTTTTTAAAGATAGCCGAAGGCTTATCTCATAAATCAAACTTTATTCGTTACACATATCGTGAAGAGATGGTAATGGATGCTGTTGAGAATTGCTTGAAGGCAATAGAAAATTATAATTTAGAAACCGCAACAAGAACTGGAAAACCAAATGCATTTGCATATTTTACTCAAATCACGTGGTATGCGTTTCTCCGTCGTATTGCTAAAGAGAAAAAGCAACAAGACATCAAACTCAAATATCTCACTAGTTCGGCCTTAGAAACATTTGTTGAAGTAGAAGGTGATACACTAGCAAATAGTGTAGCTCAACAATTTGTAGACTTTCTTAAGGATCGTATAGATAAAGTAAAAGCTACAGATGATGCAGTAAAAGAATTTGTCAAAAAAGAAAAGCGTAAAAAGCGTGAGATGAAAGTCGATTCTGACTTAAGTGAATTTTTAAAATGAAAGTAGCAATAATCAATGACACCCATTGTGGCACTCGTAATTCTTCTGACATATTTCTCGATAACGCAGAGAAATTTTATAGCGATGTATTTTTTCCTTATCTTCTGGAAAACAATATTAGCCATATCGTTCACCTGGGTGACTTTTTCGATAATAGAAAATTCGTTAATTTCAAGTGTCTTAATAGGATTAGGAATTGCTTCCTTAAACCGTTACGACAACACGGCATTACAATGGATATCATTCGTGGTAATCATGACGTATACTATAAGAATACTGGTGAGCTGAATAGCTTAAAAGAATTGCTTGGTCATTATATGAATGAAGTCCATATTATACATGATCCAATTGTTATGGATTATGACGGACTTCAAATGGCACTAGTACCATGGATCGATGCTGATAATGAAGAACGATCTATAAAGTTTATCAAAGAATGTAAAGCCGATATTATTGGTGGACACTTTGATATTATTGGTTATGAAATGATGAAAGGCATCAAGTGTGAACATGGTCTTGACAGATCATTATTCAAACGGTTCGAAGCCGTGTACTCAGTACATTTCCATACAAAATCAACTCAAGATAATATAACTTATCTTGGCAGTCAAATGGAGTTTTTCTGGAATGACGCACACGACAACAAATACTTCCATATTCTGGACACGAGTACGAGAGAGCTTGAGGCTATTAGGAACCCTAATACTTTGCACCACAGGATTAGGTATGATGATACTACTACTGATTATATGGAGTTCGATCTAAGTCAAGTAGATAATAAATTTGTAAAAATAGTTGTAATAAATCGAAAAAATCAGTTTACATTTGATCGATTTGTTGATAGAATACAGAATAGACCAGTACATGATTTAAAGATCCAAGAGACCTTTGATGAATTTATTGGGTCAAACGTTGGAGATGATGAGATCTCCCTTGAAGACACGACAGAATTGTTGAATACTTATATAGATGGAGTAGAAACTGAGCTGAGTAAGGAACGTATCAAGAAGGATGTGTACAACCTTATGACCGAGGCTCAATCTTTAGAAATTGCATGATATTATTTAAGACGTTGCGTTATCGTAACTTTTTGTCTACGGGCAATAGTTTTACGACGATAGACTTTATTCGTAGTAAAACCACACTTGTTATCGGCCACAATGGTGCCGGTAAATCTACAATGTTAGATGCTTTGTCATACGCTCTGTTTGGCAAACCTCACCGAAATATTAATAAACCACAACTAGTTAACTCTATTAACAATAAGAATTGTGAAGTAGAAGTTGAGTTTAGTATAGGTCAAAGAGAATACAAAATCATACGTGGAATCAAACCAGGTAAGTTTGAAATCCATGTAGATGGCACGATGATTAACCAATCATCTCATGCCAAAGAGTACCAGAAGATTCTCGAACAAAACATTCTGAAGCTTAATCATAAAAGCTTCCATCAGATTGTTGTGTTGGGATCCTCCTCCTTCATTCCTTTCATGCAGCTCCCTTCGCACCATCGGCGGGATGTTATCGAGGATCTTCTGGACATTAATGTATTCTCTAAAATGAATCAGATCCTAAAAGAAAAGCAAAGTTTATTGAAGGATAATCTTAAGGATGTTGATTACGATTTAGAGTTAGCTAAAGATAAAATTAACTTACAACAGAATTATATTAAAGAAGTTGAAGGTCTTGCTGATACAGAAGTTGAGTCTAAGACTGATGAGATAGATGATGCTCGTACTGAGATAGAAACATTTCAATCTGAAAATAATAAACTTACTCAATCAATAGAAAGACGCTCACGAGGCTTACAAGAAAAGATTAAAGATCGTCATGATAAAAAGCAATCGTTATTACAATATAAAGCTGACTTTGATTCTAAGATAAAGACTCTTGTAAAAGAATCTAAGTTTTACGAGAAACACGATACATGTCCAACATGTGAGCAAGAGATCTCAACAGAACTTAAGAAAGAAAAATTACAAACTGCTAAAGATAAAGCTGCAATATATCAAGATACTCTTATCGATCTGGCTGACGAGGCTGAGGCCGTACAAATAGATCTTACTGATTTAGATAATAGATCGGCTGAGATAAGAGATAAAACATCTTCTGTTGCAAATAATAATAATGTAATAGATAGTTTACAAAAACGTATTAATGTATTATCAAATCAGATCGATAAGATTAAAGGTACTGATGGTGATACAGCAAAGGCAAGAGAAGAACTAGCTAAGTTACAAGAACAACGTGAAGCACACTTTGAAAATAAATTACGTATCAATGAAGATGTAACTTATAATACAGTTATTCTTGAGATGCTAAAAGATACCGGTATTAAGACAAAGATTATTAAACAATACTTACCGGTTATCAATCAACTTACAAATCAGTATTTACAGATTCTAGATTTCTTTGTACATTTTAATCTTGATGAAAGTTTTACTGAAACTATTCGGTCTCGTCATCGTGATAACTTTTCTTATGATTCGTTTTCAGAAGGTGAGAAGCAAAGAATAGATTTGGCTTTATTATTTACTTGGCGTCAGATTGCCAAGATGAAAAATTCAGTAGCTACTAACTTACTCATACTTGATGAGACATTTGATTCTTCACTGGATCATGATGGTGTTGGTAATCTAATGAAAATAATTTATGCGTTTGGCGAAGACACTAATGTATTCGTTATATCACATAAAGGTGAAATCCTTGATGATAAGTTTCAATCTAAGATGGAATTTATTAAAGATAAAAACTTCAGCAAGGTAAAATAGTGGTGTACAAACACTTAAAAATATCGTATAATAGTATTCTAAATTGGAGTATATCATGGAACTAAGTGAAAATACCCTGCAGATTCTTAAGAACTATGCAGGTATTAATTCTAACATTGTTTTCAACGAAGGCAATAATATTCAGACTATTTCTGAAGCGAAGAACGTTTTATCAGCAGCAAGTACTGTTGAAGACTTTCCTCAAAACTTCGGGATCTATGACTTAAATGAATTTTTAAATGTCCTAGGTCTTGTTGATGTACCTAATCTATCTTTCGAGAAAGATTATGTACTCATTAGTGATTCATCTGGCCGGTCAAAAGTTAAGTATTTCTTTTCTGATCCGGACATGCTGACATCACCGTCTAAAAAGATTGTCATGCCTCAGTGCGAAGTACAATTTACTTTAGATGCTAACACACTGAGTCGTATTAAACGTGCCGCGGCGGCTCTTGGTCATGATGAAGTATCAATTGTACCAGGTAATGGTGCTCTTACTTTATCAGTTGTTGATAGTAAAAATGCTACGTCAAATACATTTTCTATCGATATAGCCGGTGACTTTCCTGAAGATCCTTTTAACTTTGTTATAAGTATCTCTAATCTTAAGATTATACCAGGTGATTACCACGTGGCAATTTCGTCTAAACTCATCTCAGAGTTTTCTAATAATGAACTAGGTGTATCCTATTGGATTGCTCTAGAAAAATCCTCAACATATGGAGAATAAAATGGCTAAAGATACAAAAGCCGAAAATATGGTTTCTGCACCAGCACCAGCTGCTACAGGAGCTCCTATAGATCACGATCAGATCTATCAGGTATCAACACAAATGGGTCGTTCTATGATTGCGGTCATTGATGCCGTTGCACAACGTGGTGGATTCCGCGGAGAAGAGTTATCAACAATTGGTCAGTTGCGTGATCAATGTGTGAAAGCTATTTCTCTTGGTGAACACTACGAGGCACAAAAATAATTTACAAACCTACCTTTTTATTATATAATGTATTTGTTGAACGAGGTTTGTAATGTCAGATTTTTTATGGGTCGAAAAGTATCGGCCAA